ATGCGGCAGTTGGACGGCATCTGTACGACCAACGCGGCGATGTGACGGGCGCTATGCCCGCCATCCATCGCCGCGTCTAGGTCTATGCCGTAATACTGCTGCAGGTCGGCGCGCAGCTCGTCCTCGTGGATGCGCAGCTCGACGGCGAGCGTCGCTAGTTTTTTGAGACGAGCTGGTTGATGGTCGCGCCCAGATGCTGCGCCATCGTCTCGCGGTTGACGCGCCCGCCGCCGCAGAGCTGCACGAACGCGTCGCGGTCGAGTCCGCAGCAGAGGCGCACGACCTCGAACATGGCCATCAGCTTCTCGTAGGAGCTGAACGGCGAGCCGTCCTCCATCTTCACGATCAGCTCTGCCACGTCCCAGGAGTCGGCGACCTCGGGGTCGTACTCGACCTGCGTGCCGTTGATGTCAACAGTAGGCATGTCGCCCCCTACTCGGTGGTCGCGGAGTACTCGTACATGGTGACGCCGTTGGCGTCGGGGATGGCGTCGAACGTGAGCTGACGCCCGTCCACCTGCGTGCCGTCCAGCGTGATTTCGCCACGCTCGGAGAGCTGGAAGGTGCCGACGTAGCGGCGCACGATGTCCTCGCGCGGGGTGGTCTCGATGGCGATGACCACAGGCTCAAGCGTGCCTCCGTGGTGCTTGACGGTGAGCGCGCCGGACGAGCCGACGACCACCTTGTCGTCGCCCCACGTCAGCTTCGCCACGTCGGCGTTGCACTGGATGGGCGTGAAGCTGACGGACTCGGTGTACTCGGTGCGGACGTTGTAGACGGCGACGCGGCCCTCCCACGCGTGGATGGTCTCGGTGTTGCCGTCCTCGGAAATCTGCACGCCCTCGTCGGACGTGAAGCCCAGAAGGACGAACGTGTTGCCGAGAGCCGTGGTGGCGTCGGTCGGCAGCGTGGTCCCCTTCGGGGCAACGAAGATTGCGCCGGTCGCGGCGGCAGCGCCTACCGTCACCTGCGCGGCGTTCATGGTGGCCATGTGGCCTCCTTACTGTTCGGTTGTTTAGTCGGTGAGCTGGCAGGTAACGTCCAGCGCGATTTGGTAGCGGGGACAACGCGTGTACTCGTCATAGAAGCGATACGGCCCGCTGTTGACGGCGATGCGCGTCACCCCTGCGGGGCGCGCGCCTGTCAGCAGGTCGGCGCGCAGGACGTTCGCCATGCGCTCCGCGGCCTCGTCCGTCGGCGCCCAGCACTGGACGGCGATGGCCGGGTGGTCCACCATGTCGGCCACGCTGCCGCCGGTGCGCTCGACGGTCACGAACTCGTCGGGCGGGGACGCGGGGACGTTGGCGTAGGCGTCGTACCCCAGCGCCAGCAGGTGCGCGACGAACTCCTCGGTGACTGAGTACATCCGCATCACCCCATAGCCTTGAGCAGCGTGTTGTTGCGGTGGTTGTCGACCACGGCGGCGTAGTTCGCCGTGTAGACGATGCCCATGTAACCGTTCCGCTGCATGCTGACGTTGCCCGCGTACGCCGCCTGCTTGTCGTTGACGGGTGCGGGCGAGTTGTCGTGCTGCAGCCACCCCTCGCCCTTGCGCGGCCTGCCCGTGCCAACGGTGTCGTACCCGTGGCTGACGAGGTGCGTGCCTGAGCCTGCGGCGTTGGCGCGCGCCCTGATGCGGTCGGTGGCCACGATGAGGGCGGCGCGCGTATCGTCGGAGCGCGCGGCCACCTGCTGCAGTGCCTCCATGTCGAACACGACACGGCACCTCACGCCGCTAGCCATGGCCCACCTCCACGTTCACGTCCATGTGCCAAGGGGTCGGGCAGTTGGCGTCCAGCAGCGGCTTGGGGTCGCCGACCACGCGGAAGGTGTCGGAGTACGGCGCTGGCAGCACAACGGAGCACCCGCGAAGGCTCGCGCTGTAGGTCTTGGGGAACCTGAGCGTGAGGACGATCGTCGTGCCGTCCTGCCGCGCCGCCTCCATGTCCTGCGGGTTCGGGCTGTCCACCAGAACGTTCTCCACGACCTCGCGCACCGGCTCGCCGTACGTGACGTTGTTGAGCCGGTCGCGCCCGGTCGGGTTAGGTCGCAGGACGGTGGCGGTGATGCCCCTAATCACAGGGACCACCGCCTATCTTGGGCCTGATGGTGCCGATGTAGCCGCCGCCGATGCCCAGCATGGTCTTCTCGGTGCCGGTCAGGTACAGGTCGCCCGACGGGTTGGAGAAGCTCATGCTCTGCGTGTACGACCCTGCCGTCATGGACGCCTGCGAGACCCCGTAGGCGTCCGACTCCGCTGCCTGCAGGGCGCGGTTGACCATGGCGCACGAGACCATGCGCAGACGGTCCAGCATCTGTTGGTCCGAGATGTCGACCACGATGAGCGCGTCGAGGATGGTCGCGGCGTCATCGAGCAGGGCCTGCGCCCTGTCTGCCATGCCGCTCGACAGCTCCCCGTAGCGCGATTCCAGGTCTTCGATGGTCGCGTAGGCCATGGCCATCGCCCCCTCTTATTCGGTTTTGTCCTTGGGTGCCGCCTTGCGCGTGGCGCGCTTGCGCGGCGCTGGCTTCTTGGGCGCCTCGACGGGCTTCCAGCCAGCGGCGAGCAGGACGGGCGCCTGCTCCTCGCTGGCGTCGACCACGCCGATGCCCGGCAGAGTGAGCAGCATGACTAGGCGCTCGGGGTGTCGCCGGTGAGCAGCACGAACTCTGCGGTGCTCTTGACGGCGAACGCGAGGGTGCACTCGACCTTGACCGCCAGCATGTTGTTCTGCCACAGGTTGATGGTGGTGTTGCCGTTGACGAGCGTGGCCTCGCGGCTGAACTCGACGGTGATGTCCTCGACCACGCCGTAGATGGCGTCGGAGAAGTCACCGGCGATGCCGACGATGGCGGGGGTGCCGGGGGAGCCAGCGGTCCCGGCGACGTAGAGGTGCTTGTTGAAGTCGACGCCAGCGCCGAGGATGTTCCCGATCGCGGCGGAGTCGACGCCCGGCGTGAACAGCGGACGGCCCGTGGAGTCCACGGCGGCCTGCACCTTGGTCTTGCCAGCTGGCGACAGGCCGATGACGTCCATCATGCCGCCGCCAGCGGCGATGGCGGCGTCCACGGCGAGGAACTGGTCGTAGACGGTGGCGTTGTTGCCGGGGATGAGGCTCACCTTGGACGCGCCGCCGAGCACGTCGAAGCCGGTGCCGGGGGCGGTGGTGCTGAGGATGGTGGCATCAAACTTGCGCGCGATGGCGTTGGGCAGGCGGCGCACCAGCTCGTCGTACAGGGCGCGCTTGTCGCGCACGAACTCGTCGGAGAACGGTTCGATGACGGCCAGCTTGTACGGGGTGATGGTCTTGGTGCCGAAGGTGTGGGTGCTGACCGGCTTGGCTGTGGTCTCGGCGACCCAGTTGGCGGTCGGCTCGCCGGTGACGGTCTGAATCTTCACGCCCTCGCCCGGAAGGGTGACGCGGCGTGCGTGGCTCATGAAGAAGGACTCCTCAAGAGCTGCGCCCCAGATTTCCTGCGAAATCTCGGGGTCGTTGATGACGTTGGTGGTGCCACGGTTGATATCGATGGCTGGCATGGTTGCCTCCTACTCGAAGTAGCTTGCGAACTTGTCGCGGGTTGACTGCTTGCCCTCGCCGCCGCGAATCACGCGGCTCGGGGCTGCTGACGGCGCCGCTGGCACGTGGGCCTGTGCGGCGTACTCCTTGGCGAACGCCTCCATGGCTTCGCGGTCCGCGCAGAAGGACAGAAGGTGCTCGGGGACGCCGTTGGCCTCCGCCACCTCGTGGGCGTCGGCGCGGCGCTGCGCGTCGGCCTTGAGCTTCGCCAGCTCCGCCTCTGCGCTCTCGGCGCGCTTGGCCAGCTTCTCGGCCTCGCTCATGCCCTGCTGCTCGTACTCGTCCCACTTGTCGGCCTTGCCCTTGTTGGCCTTGGCGCGCTCCTCCCACTTGCGGGCCTGCGCCTGCAGCTCCTTGAACTTGGCCTCCCAGTCGACCTCGGCGCCCTGCGGCTCCTGCTCGGTCGATTCCTGCGTGGTGACGTTCTCATCGGCCATGTCGGCCTCCTTTCGCCCGTGCGGGCTACGGGTTGCCCCGTGCGGGGCTGGACGGGTAAGAAAAAAGCCCCCGTGCGGAGGCTGCTTTCATGGGGTTGTGCAATCGCACAAAGAGGGTTGTCTGTCAGTGCATGCCGGGGTTCTGCCAGCGCATGACCATCGTTATCTCGTTGAACTCTCGCCACGGCTCGGTTGTCTCGCCCGCCTCGAAGCGGGCCTTGTGACGTGCGCGCGCCTCCGCGATGCGCTTGTTCAGCTCGTCGGGCAGCTCGTCGCGCGCGATGGCGTTGCGGGCGTCGTAGTACGCCTTGCTGCAGGCGTCCAGCGTCTGCTCGTAGCCGCGAATGTCGC